CTCGATTTTTGTTAAAGCGTAACAATCCCACCGAACCGAAACGCCGCATTTACGGAATATCGTAAACCGCCCCGCGGTGCTATTCTTGGGGCCATGGCACAAAGAACCAAGAAACGCGGACGCAAATCAGTAGCCTCAAAAACCCTGGCGGTGATCGATGGCGGTGCCTTGGCGCCACCCAAGCCCCCGGGCAAACTGACCAGCGAGGCACTCGATGTGTGGCACGAAGTGGTGAAGACCGAGCCGCACGATTTCTTCCAAACCGAAGTGGCGCAAGCCATGCTGGCCGATTATTGCCAGCACCGGGTGACAGCGGACCTGCTCACCGCCCAGATCAGCGAGTTCGATCCGGAGTGGTTGAAGATGGACGAGGGCACAGCCCGGCTTGATCGCCTGCTGCGCATGCGCGACCGGGAAACGACGGCAGGCGTGCGTATCGCCACCAAGCTGCGCCTCACCAACCAGGCCCGATATACGCCGAAAGCCTCGGCGACCCGGGCACGCAATCGCGTCAAGGTTGCGAGGCCGTGGGAAATGTAAGGAAACCCAAGACCCGCGGGGAGCGGGTCATCTGCTGGATCGAGACCCACTGCCGCGTCCCGGAAGGTAAAGACGTCGGCAAGCCGGTGCGCCTGCGGGTATGGCAAAAGCGCGACATCCTCAAGATTTACGACAACCCGCACGTCACCCGGCGAGCAATCATCAGTTTCGCAAGGAAAAACGGAAAGACCGCGCTGGCGGCATTCCTGCTGCTGTGCCACCTGGTTGGCCCGGAGGCGCTGCCAAACTCGCAGCTGGTGTCGACCGCGAAGACCCGCGAGCAGGCGGCGATCATCTTCGAGCTGTCCGCCAAGGTCGTACGCATGTCCCCGGATCTCTTCGAGTATGTCGGCATTCGAGACCACAGCAAACAGCTGTACTGCTCGGAACTCGGCACGATCTTCCGGGCGCTGTCCTCGGATGGCAAGAGCAACCTGGGTGGCTCCCCGGTGTTCGCGGTGCACGACGAGCTCGGCGCCACCAAGGGTCCGCGCTCGGAGCTGTACTCGGCGGTCGAGACGGGCATGGGTGCCCACGAGAACCCGCTCTCCCTGATCATCTCAACGCAGGCACCGACCGATGCCGACCTGCTGTCGGTGCTGATCGACGATGCACTGGCGGGCCACGACCCGACGGTGGTGATCAGTCTCTACACCACGCCGCTCGAGGACGACCCGTTCCTGGTCAAGAACATCAAGAAATCCAACCCGGCCTACAGGGATTTTCTCAACGGTGACGAGCTAAAGAAACTCGCCGCCGACGCCAAGCGCATGCCCTCGAGCGAGCCGGCGTACCGCAACCTGAACCTGAACCAGCGCGTCGACGCCAACGCGGTATTCGTCTCCCGGATCGTGTGGGAGGAAAACGGCCAGGCACCGATTGCGTACGAGCAGTGGGGCAGCGCCCCGGTCTACGGCGGCCTTGATCTGTCGGCGACCACCGACCTCACGGCGCTGGCGCTGATGGCCGACATCAAGGATCAATGGCACGTGCACCCGACATTCTGGCTGCCGGGCGACGAGCTCGCCGAACGCGCCAAGACCGACCGGGTGCCGTATGACACCTGGAAGCAGCAGGGCTACCTGCAGACCACCCCGGGCCGCACCGTCGAATACGCTTACGTGGCCTACGAATTGCGCAAGGTTTTCGACAGCTGCAACGTGCGGCAGATCGGCTTCGACCGCTGGAACTGGAAGTTTCTGCGCCCCTACCTTGTCGACGCCGGGTTCAAGGAGCACGAGCTGGAGAAGTTCGTCGAGTTCGGGCAGGGCTACGCATCGATGAGCCCAGCCCTGCGGCAGTTCGAGTCGGTCCTGCTCACCGGGCGAATGCGCCACGGCATGCACCCCGTGCTGACGATGTGTGCGCAAAATGCTATCGTTCAGACCGACCCGGCAGGCAACCGCAAACTCGCCAAAGACAAATCGAGCGGTCGTATCGACGGCATGGTGGCTCTGGCACAAGCGGTCGGCGTAACGGATAATGATCCTCAAGAGTATGTCAGCGGCAGGTTGCTAGTGGTATGAAGCTCAAGTTCTGGGAAAAAGACGCACCCAACCTCGAGGAAAAATCGCAGTTCGAGGACGTTCTTCGCCGGCTCGTCCTGTCACAGGACGGCAAACTCGGATCCATTGTCACGCCCGATACCTGCATGGAGTCGCCGACGGTCAACGCCATTGTTACGGCGGTTTCCAGGCGCATGGCAAGCACCCCGGTACACGTCTACAAGAAGACCGTAACAGATGGCAAACCGGCCAAGGAGATCCAGACAAGCCACACTGTAGAGACACTGCTGCAACGCCCAAACGAGTGGCAAAGCAACTATGACTTTTGGCAGGATGCGACCAGCACCTTGCTGCGCTACGGCAACTTTTACGGCTTCAAATCGCAAGGCACCCAGGGACCGATCCGGCAGTTGCTACCGCTGAACTCGGGCGAGGTCACGCCGAAACAGGACACCAAGACCTGGAAGGTGACCTACGAAGTGGGCGCAGATAACATGCGCCAGACCTACGAGCCCCGCAAAATACTGCACATCCGCGGCGCCGCCCGGAACTATCTCGAGGGCGACAGCGCCATTACTGACGTGTCGACCACCATCGCGCTGGAGATCCTGGCGGAACGCTTCGGTGCAAACTTCTTCAAAAACGGCGCGATCCCGCTGCTGATCTTCACCTACACCGAGGGCGCGTCCGGGTTCTCGACCGAGGACCAGGAAAAGGAGTTCATCGCCGGGCTGAAAGAGGCATTCGGCGGCAACAAACAAATGTCCTCGATGTTGCTACCCAAGGGCATCGACAAGCCAACCCCGGCCAATTTCAAAGCTGACGAGGCTCAGTTTCTTGAGACCCGGAAGCTGCAACGCACGATCATCTCTGGCGCATTTGGTGTTCCCCCGCACCTTGTTGGCGACCTCGAGCGCGGCACATTCAACAACGTGGAGCAGCAAGACAAGGACTTCACGATGGGTGTCGTGCTCCCGGTCGCGAAGAACTGCGAGGCCGCCATGGAGCGCGACTTGCTGACGGCAAAGGACCGCAGAGAGGGCCTGATTATCCGCTTCAACCTGGACGCAATCCTGCGGGCGGCGTTCAAGGAGCGTCAGGAAGGTTTGCGGATACAGCGCGACGCGGGGATAATCACAGCCAACGAGTGGCGCGAGCGCGAGGGCATGAACCCACGTGATGACGAGTTCGGCGACAAGTACCTGCACCCCGGAAATATGCTGTTCGACGGCGAGGAAGAGGAAGACGATGAACCTAACGGTCCCCCTGTCAATCAAGAGCCTGAATAAACGCGAGTTCGAAGGGCACGGCTCGGTGTTCGGCAACACCGACCTCGGCGGCGACGTCGTCATGCGCGGCGCATTCACGGCCACCCTGCTGGACCACGAAGAGTCGGGGTCGCTGCCGCAGATGTTCTGGATGCACGATGCGTCCCGGGTACCGGGTAAGTGGACCGAGATGGCCGAGGACGAACGCGGGCTGCACGTGAAAGGCAAGCTGGCGGACACCCCGCTCGGCGACGAGATACACACACTGCTGAAAATGGACGCCGTTCGCGGCTTGTCCATTGGCTACCAGACCCGCGACTCCGACTGGAAAGAAGACGGCACGCGGATCCTGAAGGAAATCGATCTGTGGGAGGTCTCGGTGGTCAGCCTGCCGATGAACCCTCTTGCGCAGGTCACTATGGCCAAGGCACAATTGTCCGAGGCGGGCGAATATGTACCGACCGCCAGAGAGTTTGAGCGCACCTTACGGGAAGTGGGTTGCTCGCAAAGCACCGCGAAGATCATTATCGCGAAGGTCTACGAGGGCAAAGCACGGGACGTGCCGGCCCTGGACGAGGACGACGAGACACGGGAAGTGATCTCGGGTCTGGAGGCCCTCGAGGAAACCTTCATCGCGGCACATTTGAATCGAGTATTACGGAGGTAATCACCGTGAGTAATGCAATCACCGAAGGCTTCGACAAGATCAATCAACTGATCACTGACGAACGCAAAATGAACGACGAGCGCTACGATGCGCTCGAGAAGAACGACGAAGCGCGGGCCAAGGACCTTGACTTGCAGCTGGATCGTATCGGCACCGACATTGTCGAGGCGCAGAAACAGTACAAGGAAGATGGCCGCAAGGCTGCTCTCCTGGCAGAGCGCGTCGACATCCTTGAGGCGATGAATGATCGCCCGGGCAAGACACAGTCCGAGAAGTTCCACGATGAGCACAAAGAAGCGTTCATCGACGCCATGCGTGGCGCGTTCCGCAACAACCGCCTGAACGGCAAGGTCGACGACCTTGTCACCAAGGCTGGCGACGTCAAGGACGTCAACATTGGCACCAACGCCGACGGCGGCTTTGCAGTTCCCGAAGAAATCTCTCGCAACATCGGCAAGCTGATGCTGCGCATGTCGGACGTCCTGAACGAGATCAACTTCGTGCAGGTCGGCACCTCCGACTACAAGGAACTGATCACCATCAACGGCACCACGACAGCGTGGGTTGCGGAGACCGGGTCTCGTACTGCGAAGTCCGAACCGACTCTGCGTCAGATCACCCCGACCTGGGGCGAGCTGTACACCTACCTGAAGGCGTCCGAATGGTCGCTCGATGACATCTTCTTCAACGTGCAGTCCTGGCTCGAAGAGAATGCCGCCGAGCAGATGGCAAAAGCGGTCGACCTTTCGATCTGGTCGGGCGACGGATCCAGCAAGCCAACAGGCATGACCAACAGTGCCCCGGTTAGCACCGCTGATACCGCGTCACCGATTCGTGCTGCTGCTGCATACCAGTACGTGCCAACGAACCAGGCATCACCGCAGGCTGTCAACGCTGACGACATCATCGACCTTGTCTACACCCTGAACCGGGCCTACCGCGGCAACGCGAAGTTCGGCTGCAACACCACGACCCAGGGCGTGATGCGGAAACTGAAGTCGAGCAACGGCGACTACTACTGGAACCCAAGCTTCCAGTCGAACCAGCCCGACCTGCTGCTTGGCTACCCGGTGTTCACGTTCGAGGACATGGCAGACCCAACCACAGCGGATGGTCTGTACCTCGGATTCGGCGACTGGCGGAAGGCATACACGCTCACGTATCGCGCTGAACTGCGCGTAACGGTGGATGCCAACATCACTACGCCGGGTTTCTACAACTTCTACGTGCGCCGCCGGTTCGGCGGGATCGTGCGCAACAACGATGCACTGAAGCTGCTGAAGCTGGCTGACAGCTAAACGGGTCCGACAACTCCGTCTCCCCGGAGTACCCAAGAAGAACCCCGGCCTTTGCGTCGGGGTTTTTTTTGATACTATTCAAATATGGTTTCCAATAGCGGCAAAGCAGCGGGCGACGTCCTCGGCGACGTGCGTATCACGTACCCGGGCAGCGATTACTTCGGCTGGCGGGATATTACCGGCCAGGTGCGAACCCGCGGCGTAGGTGCCACCGACCCGGCCTGGGCACAGCTCGGCAGCGGCCCTTTCTATGCTTACCAGTTCGCGGTGAACGACGTGTGCTGGATGGAATACCACGTGCCGCACGACATCGTCCCGAACTCGATTATCCATTTTCACGTGCATTGGTTGGCGGATGGCACCGATGTAAACATCGTCAAATGGCAATGGGACTATGCGTATGCTCGGGGGTTTAACCAGGAAGCATTTGACGCTGCGGGCGACCAGATCACCGCGCAGGAAGCCGGGGCCGGGATCGCTTATCAGCACATGGTCACCGAGACTGCCGGCGTCAAGCTGGCAACACTTAACGAGCCTGACGGCATGATCTATGTCAAAATCACCCGCCTCACCAATGGCGGCAGCGAGAACGCCGACGGCATTTTCGTCCTGACTGCCGACGTACATTACCAATCCACAGATCGGGCTACCTACGGTAAAGCACCGAACTTTTACGGGGCACAATCATGAAAATCAGGCTCAAACGAGTTTTCCGTTATCAGCAATCACCGACGAAGGTAGTCGAACATGGCCCAGGAATCGTCGACCTGCCAGAGCGATACGCATTGGCAGCACTCCGGCAACGAGTCGGAGAGCGAATCAAATCCGAACCCAAGCAGCCCAACCCCAAAAGCGGAGCACCAGAGAACAAAGTCCGCAAAGCTGCAGACAATAAAAAGCGAGTGGGCAAAAAGTCCAAGCGTAGTAGCAGCACCGGGTCCAAGTCTTAACGAAGAGCAGGCCGATCTCGTCCGGGCGACCGGGTGGCCGGTTCTCGTCTGCCAGGATGCATGGCGCCTGCTGCCGTGGGCCGACAAGTTATACGGCTGTGACTGTCGGTGGTGGAATCACTACGACGGTGTGCCAGAGTTCGACGGCGAGAAGTGGTCGACGCACCACCCGGGCGTCGCCAACAACAAGCAAGCCGAGCAAGAGCGTTACGGGCTGCACCTTGTCAAGGGTCGCCGGGCGCAGTATGAAGGCTTTTCTCTTGACCCGGAGGTCATCCACTACGGGGATAACTCAGGCTTCCAGGCGATCAACCTGGCGTTGCTGCTGGGCAGCCCCTACATCGTGTTGATTGGGTTCGATCTTAGCAGTAAGAACGGTCACCACTTTTTCGGCAAGCACGAGGGCAGCCTCCACAATCAAGAGAAGTTCGAGCGCTGGGTTCCCGAGTTCGACAAGGCCGCCGAGATGCTGCCGCCCGAGATCACCATCATCAACGCCACACCCGGCACGGCGATGCACTCATTCCCGGAGATGTCACTTGTACAGGCCATTGAAAACCATCGTATGCATAGCAACGGGTCCGAGCCTCACCCTGCAGCAGATTGATACCGCCAGGGACAAGGGGTTCACACTCTTTGCCTGTAATAACGCGATCTTTCAGGCACCCGATGCTGACCTGCTGTACGGCTGCAACCACGAGTGGTGGGCGTACTACTGGGACGACGTCAAGAACCTGCCGTGTGAGAAGTGGACCACCTCGACGATAGCGGCTACCACGCATGGCATTAACTGGATCGCCGAGCGCCACGCCCCGGGGTTGTCAACGGATCCGAAGGTCATCCACCACGGTCACGGATCCGGATACTCCCTGGTATCGATGGCGTTCCGCGCTGGCGCTGACCGCATCGTGCTGCTGGGCTACGATCTGAAGTACGCCCCCGACTACGATCCGGCAAACCGGGACCCCGGATCAAGCCACAGGCATTTCTTTGGCGAGTACCCGGAAAGCATGCGGCATTGGCCGTCTGTCAAGGTCGAAAAAGGGGTGCACGTGGAACTCCGTGATTTATATGGAGAAATAAAATCCCAAAATCTCGTGGAAGTGGTAAACTGTACCCCTGGGAGCGCAATGGATTGTTTTCCCAACCTTGACATAGCGGACCTGGATAATGAGCGACCAGAAAGCCCGGATAAAAAACCCATTCACATGGTTTGATGCCTGTTATGTGTTGAGTGATCCAGTCACCCAGCGGCAAGACGATTGCCGGGAACGCCTCACCACCGTCGGCATCTACAACCCGACCTTTCAGTATGCCAAGTGCACACCGTCGTTGGTTATGAACAACATGCGCCGCAACCCGGCGGTCGAGTTTGCGGTCAACCTTGGCCACATAAAAAACGTGGTCCACGCACTCGATCTCGGTGCCGCGCGCCCGGTGTTCTTCGAGGATGATGTCGACTTCATGCCGGGCGCGGAGGACATCCTCGGGATGGCGCTGGCGCAATTGCCCGAGTGGTGGTCGGTGCTGTACCTGGGCGGGCATCCCCGCGAGCCGATCACCCGATATAGCGACAACCTGGTGCACGCCAAGACGTGGTCGTGCGCCGAGGGTTACGCAATCAATGGTTGGTGGCTGGCGCAGTTTTTCGACTACTGGCTTGATCACATCAGCAAACCCAATGCGATGTTCGACTTCATTCTCGGCGAGTTTGCGAAAGAGACCGAGCGCGCATACGCCACTTGTCCGCTCGTCACCCACCAGCCCGACGGCTGGTCGTTCATCGGCACCAAAACCGACTCGAAGCGGGATCTGATCCAGCGGGGCTGGAAGAACAACCTGGATGAAACGCTATGCGACTAAGATCGAAAACTCTTTGCTGCACGTTATGCGCGTCGAGCTTAGTATTCGACGCTGGTGAAATAACTTGCACGAACCGTCACAGGCAATCGCATGACGGGTGGCATCCCAACACCCAACAAATGATTGACAAGCTGGTCGCGGCGTCACTCGACTCCGCCCAAACACGGCAGGAGTGTAAATGTGGTAATCGTCGCTGCCATGAATGTGGTGGCGTCCATGCAGAACAACAGGAGAAATCTGGTGACTGACCAAGACTCGCGACCGTACAACGATGACCGTCTTCGGCTTGCTCGAAAGATGCGCATTGCCAACACACACGGATGGGACCCGTGGGTTGACGCTAACGATGACTATGCGGTGTTGGAGTGGATGCGAACGACGGATGATAAACGATTTTCTCTTGGTCATGGACCATACGGTTATCAATGTATTTACCAAATAGGCGACTACGCTCGCGCTGCATTGAAGGTTTTAGCCTACACAGGACAGAAGACATGAACACTCAAAGGGCAGCAGAGCGCACAATTGAAAAGATCGACATCAGCGAATACTGGACGAGTCGAGCTGCAGACGGCAAGACCATTGGTCACGCACTGTGGATGCTTGAGGGCATCGTTCAGGGCTATATACAGCACGAAAAGGCCCACCGCTGGCTCGGGTACGCTCAGGGCATATTGGTTAGCAATGGCGCAACCAATCTTGAGGCAATGAAATTAGCCAACAGAACTTCCGCCGAAGAAAGGCAGAAGACATGAAAGACGCAAACCATGACGGATCGGGCAACCCCTACCCAAACGTATCGTGGGAACACAGGCAGCAACTTGGCGATCAACTCAATAAGGCCGAGGCCGAAATCGAGCGCCTGACTGCTGAGAACGTGCGTCTTCGGGAGCAGCACGAATACACCGGCACCAAAGAGGCTCTTGAGCGTATCGAGCGCCTGACTGCTGAGAACAGAGTCATGCGGGAATACATACATGACTGTGGCCTATCTGATGAGGACATCAAAATGTGGGTTGAGTGCTTTCCAGTCCCCGCCGCCAATAGGCAGAAAAAATGAAGCGCCTGATCTACCAGGTCGCCATCGACATGCCCGAGCACTTCGAGCTTTGCATCGATAGCGTCAGATCCTACGCCCGGCGTTGTCAGGCGGACCACATCGTGCAGAGAGCACCAGAGCTGCACATCCGCCCCACCGGCCCCGGGCGTTCGGCACAGGCGCTCTCACGCGGTTACTTGCCCATATTCGAAAAGGAGAATGCGCTACGGTTGCTGGACGTATACGACGAAATCCTGATCCTCGACGCCGACGTCTACGTGCGTGACGGTGCCCCGGTGATCTTCGATAGCGTGGCGACCCTGGCGTTCGACTTCGCAGGGGTGCCAGAGAGAGACATCCCCGCCACCACATCCCACCAGGACAAAGTCCGCAAGTATTCCAAAGGCCAATACGACCGCCTGCCGGATGTCGACTGGCGCTGGGACGACCGGGGCGCACACTTTTACAATATGGGCGTGATGCTGCTGCGCAAGGGCATTCGCGACCATCTCAACGGACAAACCCCGCTCGAGTTCATTCGCCGCCCCGAGTTCGAGCGGTTCGTCAATGGCGAGGGCCACTGGAAGTGGTCAACGGATCAAACCCTGCTCAATTGGTGGGTGAAGTCCTCGGGGATGCTGCTGTGCGACCTGGACTGGCGATACAACGCGCTCTACTCGGCGTGCCCTCGCGTCCCGGAATCATGGTTTGTGCATTTCTTCCTGTCGTCAAAGATGGCGCAGGGCGGGCGGGAAATACCGGAGATAATAGAGCGATTATGAGCGACAAAAAGCGAGTGAAGATTCACATCGGCACGACCGGGCGCACATCACGTGTGCTGGTCGACGGCAAAGAGATCGCAGGCGTGAACGATATAACGGTCAAGGTGCTGCCCAGTTCGGCCTCCGTGGTACGGGTCAGCATCTACGCAAACACGTGCGAGATCGTTCAGGAGGACTTCGATGAAACTCTTTGACAAGCAACGCAGTGAGCAGCTGACGCTCGAAGGCATGGAGATGGCTGCCGATAACGTCAGGGAACCACTCGAGCTGGCGCGCAACGTCGCCGCCGAGATTGCCATGCTCAAACCCGACCGCCGGGTGAACGCCGACGAGGTGGGATCTGCCCTCGAAGCGCGCTACGGTATCGCGACCCTCGGCCCAGCCGCCGGCTCGCTGTTCAAGACCGGGGACTGGCGCTGGAGCGGGCAGTTCATCAAGTCGACCCGCATCACCAACCACGGTCGCCTGCTCCGCATCTGGGAGTACGTGAAGTAAAACTAACAGCCCAAAGGAGGGCCAGAAAATGAAGAAGCTACTGTTTTTAATATTGTTGATGGGTGGGGCCGCCCAGGCCGAGTGGCCGCACTGGAACGTGTATCTGGACACATCATGTAATACAAGTCTTGGTGTGGTTCATTCGTGGGCGGGGGTGTTAAGCGCCGAGGCCAACAATGGCGCTAAAGCCTATAAAGAAGTCACCGAGGGTCCGGGGTCAACAAATGTTTATGGCGCTTGTCTGCCCACCGCCGATCTTTTGGCTGACGTGTACTGGGTGGATGTAAATAACACCCCAATGGGTCAGAGAAACTGGCTCGGGTGTCCTGACCCGCAAGACGACACTGATATTTGTTACGTGGAGAATCCCAACCCGGTGCAGCTAGGCGGGTCACTCTGGGTGTATGAGGTTGATCCCGCGACGGGTGCATGGAAGACGTTTCCTACCTCAGTCATTCCAGGCCCGAAGTCTGGTAGCTGGAAGTCGCCCGAAAGCCTGTATGAGATTTGCAACTATACCGGATCTATCTGTCGCGACACACATGCAGGCAAGACCCCGCGCAACTTTGACACATGGTTCCCGTGGGATCTTTTGATGTATGAGAGTCACGAGTGCACGATGGCGGAGAACCCAGACCCGAATAACAATTCGGCGTATACCTGCAAGATGGTAGCGTTTTAAGTGTCCCACCGCCGATGAAACCGCTATTCGTACACATCCCGAAAACGGGAGGCATGACGATCCGCCGGGGTATCCCCGGTCGGATCATCACTGCAACGCACGGCAACCATATCTCGATGGCGTACACCAATGCGCTGACCGAGACCATGGCAAAGGCGGGCGAGCATCACGGCTACGAGCACGCCCGGATCCGCGACTGGTCAAAGAACCTGCGCCGAGAGCACCCGGCGGTCGCGATTGTTCGCAACCCCTGGGACCGGGTCGTCTCCCGCTACCTGTTCGCGAAGATCAACAAGCACCCGTCAGCGAACAAGACATTTTCGGAGTTCTTGCTGGAGCGGTTCAAATACGGTGGCCGCAAGTATTACTGGCACCGGGCGATCCGTGGCTGGTACCCGCAAAAAGATTACGTGACCGACACCGCCGGGCGATTGGTGGTGGACTGCCTGCGCTTCGGCAGCACCGACTACATGGCCTATTTCAAGCTCGACAAACCGCTACCCATTCGCAACGTCAGCAATATCGACCGCAGTGATTACCGCCTGTTCTACGGGCACGCCGAGCAACAGCTCGTTGCCGAGTGGTACTGCGACGACATCGACTTCTTTGGTTTTACGTTCGACGGCTACGCCACCCGCAACATCTGGACAGAATCATGAAGGCGCGAGTGATCAACCTGGTTGATAACGCTTACAGCAACATGGTCACCGAGCGTTGCATCGACTCAGCCAACATCCCCGTGCATGCATTCATGGCGGTCACCCCGGACGAGGCCCCGGATTACATGGTGGACTACGGGCTGCAATGGACGTATGGCACAGGATACAAGGGAATGCACCATAAGCCATACGGCGGCGACCATTGGTCTCGCATCGCCTGCTTCCTGTCGCATTACATGCTGTGGACGCAGTGCGCCCGGGGCGACTCCGACTACCTGATCCTTGAGCACGACGCTGTATTCGTGCGCGACTTCGAGCCATTCGAGTTCGACAGCATCTGCATGATCAACGATCCCCGGGGGGCAACCCCGAGTGGTGGTTGGTGGTCGGATCATATGCACGAGCGCGGCCCGGGCGTATGGCCCAAGACCAAGGTGTTCGAAGACACCCGCCCCGACGGGCTGGCGGGCGGATCCGCGTATGTGATCAAACCCAAGGCCGCCGAGATGTTGTTGCGGCTCGTCGAGCAGGTCGGTGCCTGGCCGAACGATGCCATCATCTGCCGGCAGCTGGTTCCTGGTTTGCAGGAGCATTACCCGTTCATCACCGAGGTGCGGGACTCACAATCAACCATACGGAGATAGCCATGGCGAGATACATTACATGCGAAGTGTGCAACGAAGAGAAGCACGACGACCATTTCGGCGGCTTTGATATTTGCGAGGAATGCGCCAGTAGTTGCACAGGAGATGTAGACGCTGCCCTCGAGCAGAACGCTGCGATGAAAGCGGCTATGCACGAGATCGACCGCGAGTGTAATCGGATCCGGGCCAACTATCGGTCGGGCAGCATGGAGGAACAGATAGCCTCGTTCGTGAAGTCACACCTTCGGGAGTTCCTGAAATGAGCAGTAACGATCCGAATTATCAAAAAGGTTATGACGCGGGCAGGCGGTGGGCCGAAAAGGCTATCCGCCGACTCGAGATTCAGGTCGACCGGCTTGAGCAAAACTCGCAGCAATCAAAGCACGAGCGGGCGTATTATCAATGCCTCGATCTTGCCCTCAAGCACTGTAGCGGCTGGACCATTGGAGGCGAGAAAATCAACAACTCCGAGGGCTACTGCAAACTCGCGGACGTTTTAGCACGCAACGCAATAGGGAACTACTGATGATGTTCGGCAAGAACAAGGGCGCCAGAGAAACCGCCAAGCGGATCCCGCCGGGCAGCGTCGGCGTCGAGATCGGTGTGTGGCGTGGCGCGTCGGCGGCACTGTTCCTGCGCCGCAGGCTGGCGCATCTGCACCTTGTCGATCCCTGGTCGGTCGACGTCTACCGCAAGACGGGCGAGTTCGGTGGCTTCATGGACTTCCTGAATCGCTACACCCCGCTGGTCGGCAGCGCCGATCCGGATGACTTCCAGGCGTATTACGACACGCTCGCCGAGGCGGTCGCCCGCAGGTTTCGCGGGCAGCCGGTTACCATCCACCGCAAGACGAGCCGCGACTTCTTTGTCGAGCACCTTGGTGGTGCGCCCCCGTTCGACTGGGCGTACCTTGACGGCTCGCACTCTTACGTCGAGGTGATGAACGATCTCATTTGCGCCGGTCAGGTTTGCCGAGGTTCCGTATTCGGTGACGACTACGGCAACAAGCCGGGCGTGACCCGGGCGGTCGATGACTACGTGCAGCAGCGCGGATGCTTCCTTGACGTCTTTGCCGATAACCAATACGAGATAAGCGATGCACCCATCTAGCATTGAAAACATGAAGCGGGCCAAGAAGATCGTCGGATCCTTGTCGGTTGGACTGGTCCTCGACGTCGGTGGTGGGAGGCACTCCTACAAGGATCTGTTTCCCGGTTGTGCGTATAGCGTCGCGGACATCGAGGATGGTCCAGGTGTCACCCACGTTATGTCGGGGCCGTTCGAACTCCCGTTTCTCAATAACCTGTTCGACCTAGTCGTTTCCGGGCAGATGCTCGAGCACTGCGCCAACCCCT